CTTGGCTTGCTTTGTCTGGAGACAATCAAAGAGCAGAGGCACAGGACGCAATGCTAAAAAATAGAGGTATTGCGGGAATCTTTACCAACGAAGGGGATTTCCCACTAAGCGCGGAAGAACAAAAAGAACAACAAAGACTATTAGACAATCAAATCGGAGGCTCTGGAAAGTTTAACAAAGTGTTAGCAGGAAAAGGAAAAGGGAAATTCCTTCAATTGGGTATGTCTTCGAGCGATTTAGAGATACTAAAAACGGCTATACAGAACTTGAGAATGTTATGTAATGTTTACGGGGCGCCGTCTGAGTTGTTTAATGACCCTGCCAATAAAACATTCGCCAATCAAAAGGCCGCGCTAAAATCATTTTACGAAAACTCTGTTTTGCCATTAGACAGGCGAGTACTATCAAAGTATAATTCAACAGTAGTAAAAGATTGGTCCGAGCGAGATAATAAAAACTATACAGTCGTCCAAGACTTGCAACACATCGGAGCATTACAAGAGGACGAGGACAAAAAGGCGGCAAGATCCGAAAAGATAACAAACAGTATTATTAAAGTAGTTGCACAAACAAAACAGGGGCTTTCTCCAGACTCGGCGGCGAGTATAATAGCACACGCTCACGGGTTGCCAATAGATGAGGCTAAGAAATTTGTATCTTTGTTAAACACAAACCAGAATAGTAATGAATAAAAGCGTTAAAAGTTGCGGCCTTGAAATAAAAGGAATCGAAGAGAGCAAAGGGATTGTAGAATTTTACTTTTCATCGTTCGGTAATAAAGACAGCGACGGCGACATAATGGAGAAAGGTTCTTTTAAAAAGACCATAAGCGAAAACCTATCCAGAATTAAGCACTTTAAAAACCATGACCCACACCTCGCAGTTGGTCGGATATTAGAATTACATGAAGATTCAAAAGGAGCGTTTGCAGTTTCTCAGATGTCCAAATCTACACTAGGGCAAGATACTTTAATCGAGTATAAAGAGGGGATTATAACGGAACACTCCCACGGATTCCAAACGATAAGAGAGAATTACAGCAACGAGAAGAGTGCCAATATTATCTCAGAGGTTAAACTGTGGGAGGTGTCAAGTCTTACATCTTGGGGCGCTAACAGCAACACACCAACAACAGGGATAAAAAGCCTTGAGGACGTCGAGACCTTATTTAAAAACCTCGAAAACATATTAACTAAGTCGACTATCTCGGATGAGAGAGGGGCGGAGTTACAAAAATCTTACGACCAATTAGGTAATTTAATTAAATCACTTCGAGCGCCGTCTCAGGACACCCAAGAAGCCGAGATATTAAAACGTGAGAACGAACATTTATTTATTAATACAATCTTAAATTCATTATAAAAATGGAAAAAATTTGGTTAAAAGAAGGTAAATTCCAAGAGCTAGATAAAAACACGGCCGAGAATCTACCTATCGAAGAAAAAGCGGCCTACATGGTAGCTAGTAACGGCGCGAAAATGGCGTCTTTAGAGTCTCAAATGTCTGAGAAAGTAGGAACAGAAGCAATTGAAGCGTTAAAAGAACAGTTCGGAGAGCTTAAAGAAAAGCACGTCGAGCAGTTGCAAAACGCAATGGAAGAGCAAGGAAAAACTTTGTCAGAACTTAGAAAGTCGAACGCGGCGAACTTAGTTCCTAAAGGTTTTGACGGCGAACTCGCGGCGGTTTGGAGCAAGTCGAAAGACTCAATCTCTAACTTTTTGAACGAGAAGAGTAACGGCTTTTCAATGAACTTGAAAACGGAAGTAACTCGTGCGTCTGTAGCCAACAATACAATGGCAACAGATGTACCGGGAGTAGGGTACATCCCGAGAAGGTCGACGGCGGTTTCTGACTTGTTTAACCAAGCTACAATGGGACCAGATTCAAATGGAGTTATTAGGTACTGGCAAGAGGCGAGCCAAACAAGCAACGCGGCACCAGTTGCAGAAAGCGCAGCGATTCCAGAGAGTGAGATCACTTGGGAGGAAATTTTGCTACCGTTGAGAAAAATTGGCGACTCTATGAGAGTAACAAGGGAAGCACTTGAGGACGTTTCGTTTATCTCGGCTGAGATTAGAAACTTCTCTCTTAAAAACGTAGAGCTAGAACTTGACTCTCAATCTCTTTTAGGAGATGGAACAGGTCAGAATTTTAGCGGTGTCGATTTAGTTGCTCCAAATTGGGCGGCGGGTGCGTTTGCTCTAGCAATCGACGAGGCTTCAATTTACGACGTAATTTCTACGGGTATTGTTCAAATCGCTAACGCGGGACAAAACAGTACTTTTGTTCCTAACGCTATCATAATGAACCCAACAGACGTTGAGCTAATGAGATTAACTAAGGACGCGGACGGCAATTATATCATGCCTATGTGGATGAGTACGGACGGGATGGCCGTTAGAGGTGTTCGAATTATCGAATCCCAGTTAGTTCCTCAAGATGAGTTATACATCGGAGACTTTACTTTTGGTACAATGTGGGGAGCGGGAACGACTACTTTAGACGTAGCAACTCAACACGGTACGGACTGGATCGAAGACGTACAACGTTTAAAAGTTACTGTAAGAAAGCAGCTAGTAATTAGAACAGCTCACGCGGGCGCGTTCTTACACGTTGCGAGTATTTCGGCAGCTCAAGCAGCTTTAGAGACTGCGTAATAATACCATCTAAGGGGGTTTAATCGCCCCCTTTTTTTTAAACTACTTTACTACTATGAAAATTGAAATATTAAAAGACCACGAAAGCGGACTCAAAGAAGGCCAAATTAAGGACGTTAGACCTTCGGCAGCCAGTCAATTAATAAGGGACGGCCTCGCCAAAGAAGTAAAAGTAAAAGCCGAGAAAGCGCCAAAGAAAGACAAAGCAGAAAAAGCAGCGCCAAAGAATAAAGCGAAAAAGTAAATAAAACTAAATGGGAACTTTCGTAAATACAAGCGACTTTACAAACGGCGAGATTTTAATCTCTCAAAGTTCAGCAACAGAGCAAGAACTTGAGCCGTATATCGACACGGCAGAGATTGAGATACTTCAAGAACTTTTCGGGTCCACTCTTTACGGTTTGTTTATGGATGACTTGGTCGGCGGGGTTCCTCAGACTCAAAGATTTATAGACGTTTTTAATGCGTTTTACGACGACTCCGATTCTGTGGTAGGTTGGTGTTGTGGTGCCAGTAGGTCGGAGGGTATTAAAAAGATGTTAATGCGTTTTATTAATTTCAGTTTTACGAGAGATCAACCCTTTCAAAATACGCCAGTAGGAACAGTAAAAAACCAATCCGAAAACAGCACGAACGCAAGCGCGGCGGCTTATGGTGCTGTAATTAAATATAATATTGCAGTTGAGTCATACCAAGCAATAGCGCGTAAAATGATATTAGGCACGGCAACATATCCAGAATACAACGGAATAGCAAAAGAGAAAACAATATTTATTTAAATGAGCCAAATCCGAACAAAGGACACCGTCGACGCCGTTAAGGAATTAGTTTCTCAGTTAACGCCTATCTACATAATAAAGGAGGCAATCGACAACGGGGACGGAACTTTCACGCTCTCAACAAATCGGACTTACTGGCTTACGCTTAATAAACGTATTACGATTGACTCGATCGAGTACAGAATCACAGCCTTTGAGATAAACGTCTCAATCACTATTAAACCAATCACAACGGGCGACCCAATCCCGACAGTTACGTTTTTCACTATTCCCGCGCCTTTGTTTTTTCATGGTGTTACACTTATGGCAGTCGACGAGCAGGGCAAAGAAAAAGACCCTAACGGACGTCTCCCTTTCGTATGGCTTTACGAAATACTAGACGAAACGGTAATAAAAGACGAGTTCGATCCGTGGGGACGTAGTTCGAAGCCGCAACTCTTTTTCATGGACGAGTCGAGTCTTGCAAACTGGACCTCGGCAGATCATAAAATAAACGTATTAGAGCCAATGCGTCAAATGATTGAGTTGTTTTTCGAAAAGATTAACGACTTTGAGGGCGACAAATACAAAGAAGTATTAACAAGTTCACAGATTGCGCGAGCTAATTGGGGTAAATTTATCACGGATTTAGGCAGCGTAAAGAAGTTTTTTAACGACGATTTATCTGGTCACCAAGTCGGTTTTGATTTTGTAATGTCAAAAACAGAATGCGATACTCGATCCGAAAATGTTGTCGACTGTAATTTAACGGCACAAGTCACAACGATCGCAGAAAATGGGGTCGGTGAAAATGATGGGATTGCAATAGCTACGCCTATAAATGGAATAGGCCCTTATAGTTATTCATGGAGCGGGCCGAGTGGCTTTTCCTCAACTCTTCAATGTATTGTAGACTTAGAACCTGGAGTCTATACGGTAGTAATAACGGACCAAGGTCTCGAACAGTGCTCCGACCAAGAAAGCGGAACAGTTGTATCGGCGGGTGCTTGCGGGTTGATAATAGACAGTATAACATTCACAGAGCCGTCTTACTATGGGGCTAGTGATGGTACGGCTATAGTTAACTACTCTGGAAATATTGGAAGCGTTCTAATAGAATGGGACAACGGCCAAACTTCCCAAACTGCCACAGGATTAACGGCGGGGCGTAGTTGCGTTGTTGTTGTTGATACTGGAGCATCTGGATGTTTTGAGATGGGTTTTGTAAATATAACTAATGGGGCTGCATTGTCATTTAGCTCAAACGCGGCCTCTAGTACAATATTTGGCGTTACTTACACGGGAATTAATACTCTTACATGGACAGACGGAACAGATACTTATACAGGCACATCAGTTACTTTTGCAAACTGGAACGATTCAACCGTAAAGAATGTTAGATTAGATGTAGATGATCCCGAAAATATTATTGGATTTATACCCAATACGTTTAATAATAAGAGCATTACCAGTATGAATTGGGGCGGTATGGCCAATATTTCAGGCGTAATAAATTGTAATAATAACCCAAATTTAACTACCCTTATAGATCCACCAGTAACCAATACAATTACAGAGCTTCAGTTTTTTGATGCTGATTTATCATCGTTTAATTGGGACAACTACCAGCAATGTGAGTATCTAAGGCTCGATAATAATACAAATTTATCTAGTATTACGCTAACTGGTATAACGGCATCCTTAAAGTATTTTAATTATGGTTCAGGTAGTGCGAATATAGACCTTAGTAGTTTTTCAAACTGTACAGCGGATTGCGATATAACTTATACAGGTACAGGAACCTTTGCACCCCCAACAATGGGAACTGGTTCTATTGACGATGTTGTAATAATGAATACCTCTAATAGCACGTTAGATTTAAGCAGTTGGACAAAAACAAGTTCCAATGCTGTATGGACGATAGAAAGTTGCCCAAACCTAACAACTCTTGACCTGCCTACGACAACGATCGGACAAATAAATCCAAGAATTAGGGATAATCCTAATTTAACAACGTGTGACCCTAGTGGGTTTTTCGGTGTTAAAGGGGAGTATCAATTCAACCTTAACACTTCATTAGCTTCATGCCCATTCCCAACCGTAACTATTTCTAGTAAAATGAATTTAACGATGGGAAATAATCTTTTAGGTTATAGTGATATAACTGTAATGAGTGGTTTGTTCGGATTCAATAACGTTATCATTCAGTTATTGAATAACTCTATGTCAACTATTGAGGTTAATCATTATTTAGTTGATATATTATCTATGGTTTCAGGAGAAAGCCCAGGAGGTGACTATACAGGTAGGGCAGTAAGTATAAACGGCACAAATGCAGCTCCAGACGGTTCTAGTGGAGGTTATGACGGCGCCCAGGCCGTAATTGATTTGGTAGCTCTAGGATTTACAATAACAACTAGCTAATAAATGGAAGAGAATTTCACAAAGCCGATAAGATTAATTTATAGCATTGATTATAATTGTTATACATTATTTACTTCTGGTAAAACTTATTTTGATGAATCAAAATACAGCGTTAAATATTTCGATACTATTGAAGAGGTTAAAGATTTTTTAACTAGCGAGGGAATAGACATAGTAGAATTAAATTAGTAATAAATTTTAAAAGGTTACCTTTGGAATAGCTAAATATAAATACTAACTAATAAAAATAAAATTATGATACCAGTATGTAACTGTGCCGATGGCCAAACGATACAAAATTTTGGAGGCTTTGAAAAATGTAGTAAGGGAATTGGCATCCCTACGAGTATAACGTTCAACACCGAGGAAACTGTCGCGGGAGATGTTAACGGGTTAATTCTCGCAAGTGAGACACCTAACCAGGCTTTTTTCGATTCTAAATACGGAAACCAAATAATAGAAGATAGATGGTTAAGACTTGACGGGATTAAGCAATACGACGCGCCCCCAGTTGATCCAAATACTCAAGAATTTGACGACGGTTCTAGCTATGTATTGAATAAAAACAGTAAAGAGGTTTCTTTTGTAATCGTAACGGCAGAAGCTAATAAAATGTTGGCAAAAGTAGAGGCGTCTGTGGAATGTCGCGGAATGGTTGCATCTTTTGGTGACTCGTTCGACAATTGGGTTGGTCAAAGCGACGGGGTGAACTTTACAGGACGTAAGATTCAAGACGGTTCTTTTTCTGCTAGTGTGATTGACAGACAAGACTCGACAGTATCTCAACTTGTTATCAAATTTAAATGGGATAGATCGGCTTTGGAATCGGCTGTTGATTATATAGCAGCTTCATCAATGGATGGTTATAGTATTAAAAATGATACTGTAGACTTAATAGACGCGCGTATCAGTTACGGAACCTCTTTAACTACTGGCATTGCTTTTGATGTGCATTCGGATGCAGGTGGAGCGTTTAGTCGTTTACCTTTGGGCGGACTTACTGAAACTAACTTAGAGGCGTACAACATTACGGATTCACAAGTAGAGGCGGGAACAATAAGCGAAGACCCAATCGGTTCTTACGTTTATACTTATACTGTGGCAATTTCTGCGGGTAAGGATATTACAATTAGACCTATTACTAATCCGATACAAAAGTCTTACGATTGTAAGGACTTAACGGCGGATAAGTTTAAAACGTCTGCATAAACACAATGAACGCGTAAACATTGGAACCGCGCAACATGGAACCCCTTGCAGAATTGTAAGGGGTTTTTTGTTTATATTTGGTAAAACATTAAAATATTATGGAAATTATAATACAAAATATACGATTTGTTTATCCAGGTTGTAAACTCTTGACAAAAGAGAAGTTTGATCGATCTTACGGCGACAAGAACGTGAACGGAACAGGAAAGCCAACGCACCACAATCTTAACAGACACAACGCCGACAGGGTTTTCGAATCGTTAAAGCAAGCGATTGAAGATAAAATCGAGATCGACAAAAGAGACAGAGCGGCAAAGAAGGACGCAAAATACAAAAATATTGAGGTTGTAAACGTTGAAAAGCCAGAGCCGAAAAAGAAAAAAAAGAAGACAGTAAAAAAGTCTAAATAATGGGCGAATTTTTTGGAGCTTTTAAGGAGTTACGGGATCGCGTCGCCTCTATTAACCAAAATGTTTTAATTAACACGATTTTAAGCCGCTCAGAGTATCAAAAGTTTATTATCAACCTTAATACTCAGGTTCAATTATTTGAGTTAAACGTCGATTCTGAGGGAGTTAAACTAGCCGCCAATCGTTCGGGATATTCAGATAATACGCTCAGAATCTCGGCGGAAGAGGGGCGACCAAAGAGAGGGCGCGACCGCGTAGACTTGCACGACACGGGCGAATATTACGAGAGCCACGCCGTCGACATTGGTTCACTAAAGGACGACTATTTTACAATGTTATCGGACGCTCAAAAAGACGAGACGGACCTAGTCGACGAGTGGGGGCCTATCCTTGGACTAACTGAGGAAAGTATGAACGAGCTATCGGCGTTTATTTTATTGGCTTTTTTGCCGTTATTATTAGAAACTATTCAAGATGCTTGACGAAAAAGAAATCTACAAAGGAATCGACGATATGCCTCAAGCTGTTTGGCGAGAATTGGAGAAAACAAACGAGACGCGTTTAATATACAAAGATGCGAGAAAAGTCACCAGGAGACACCGTAAAGCTTTGGAGCAGCGAAAACAAGAGATAAGAGACCAGTATTTTAATGAGATAGCAATGGACGCGGATCTAGAGGCGTATATTATGAAATTAGTTAAGAGGGAAATTCTGCGAACTAAAATATCTTTAAAACAAGATAATTATTTAACCACTCTTTATATGAAAATCGACCTAGAAATTAAGGCGCTTTCGGCAAAGAGTGAAAACTCAGACAAAAAGTATTACGAAAATAAAGCCATATTAACAAAGTACATGGGTGGGAATTACATAGATGAGAATATAGTTTCAGTCCGAGAGTACGATAGTTATATGAAAATGCTAATTAAAGACTCCGAGAGGGCGGCGGCTAGTTCTAAAATCAACTAAATAAAAATCGTTAAATTTGTATAAATCCAATCCTTTAATAAGTGGCTAATAAAATCATAAAGCACGAAGACCTTTTCGAGCCAAAAATAACTAAAGGAATAATAAAGGAACTCGACGACCTTGTAAAAAAGGGGAACGAGACCGAGGACGCACTCAAAGACATTTTAAAAGTTCTCCAGAGTATCGGATCAATAAAGACGGCGGAAGAGTTCAAAGAGTTCACGGAAGAGTCGGAAAAGCTGAACAAGGCGCAAAAGGAATTAATCGACACCGAGAAAAAGCTCGCCAAAGTACAGGAGAAAATAATCGCGGACATAGAGAAGCAAGCCGCCGCAAATCGTAAGCTATCCAAAACAGAAGCCGACAGGATTAAACTCACCAAGAGATTAAAAGAGGCCAATTCGTCCGCAATAGAAGACAATGAGATAATAAAAGTTCAACTCCAGGAACAAAACAAAATAAACAAGAGGCGAGCAAAAGAGGCTTTAAATCTAATTAGTGCATACGAAAAGGAGTCTAAAAAGCTCAACGATTTACGGAAAAAGTATAAGGATTTAGCCGTCCAGAATAAGGAGAACACCAAAGAGGGAAAAAAGCTCCTTAAAAACATAACAGAATTAGATAAAAAACTAAAAGGGGTTGATGAGACTGTTGGTCAGAATCAGAGAAGTGTAGGCGATTACAAAAAGGCGGTAAAGGGGTTAAATTCGACATTAGGCAAATTAGGTATAGTAGCCATTATAGCAAAAGGTTTTGAATTATTGAGTTCGGCCTTTGGAGATACTAGAGAAGGTGCTGTAGACTTACAGATAGCAGTTGCCGAGGTGTCGGAGAGAATAAAGGTAGTTGTAAACAATATAGTTAAAGCTATACCTGCTGTTTTTGAAGTATTTACAGCTCTAGGCGATGCATTGTCGAAGGTGTTTGTAAAAGCGCAAATAGCTTTCCTAGAATTGCAGTTGTCTTTTTCTGCGTTACTATCTGGCGATGCTGTATCTAAAATAGAAAACGACATAGCTAACTTAAATAAGGAATTAACAGAGCTTGAAAAGTCTAGTTTTGGCGATGCTTTAAGTGAAGCCATATCAAAAATAGGCGGGGCATTCGACGATACATTAAAGACGGGACAGAGGGCGGTAGAGGCTCAAAGAGAATATCTTAACCTCCAACTAAAAATAAAGGTATCTATTGAGCAGCAAGAAAGAGCATTAGCAGGGCTTGCAGAAAAGAGACAAATACTACAGGATATAAGCGACGACGATACTATAGGGTTTGTAACAAGGGCTGAGGCTGTGAAAAAAGCTAACAAAGCAGCCGTAGAGTTTGCAAACTTAGAGGCTAGACTGGCAAGAACAAAAGAGAAGTTAACTATTGAGGCGGTTAAGCAGGATTTGAGAAGGGCTAATGTATTAGACGAAGCCGATCTAGCTAGGATAAAAACAGGGGAGCAGTTAAAAATAGTTCTTCTAGATTTGGATAAAGCAAAGAAAGTATCTGACACTAATGACGAGGCTTTTTCTGCCGCGTTCATAGAAAGGAGAGATAAGCAAGCAGAAGCAGAGGGGTTTGCTAGAGATGCAGAAGAGAAGTTTAGAAAAACTGCTAGAGACGCATTCGAGCAAGAACTCGACATCTACGAAGAGTTCACAGAGAAAAGAATCTCCAACAATGAGAAAATAATAAGCAGCGACAGCGCCTCACTTGAGGAAAGACAAAGGGCTTTACAGGAAAATAGAAAACTGGAAAAAGACTTATTTGAAGAAAGCATAAACTTAATAATCGAGCAAGGGAAAGCATCTATTGACCTACGTAAAAAATTAACCGACTCAGAAAAGGAGCAGCAAAAAGCGTTATTAAATACCGAGGCCATAAAAGAAATAACTAATGCTCAAGACGAACAAGAAATATTTAACTTAATAAGAAAGCTAGACCTCGGAGAGATTGAGGAAAAGAGACTAAAAGAAACGTTAAAAATAAGGCAGGAAACAGCCCAAATAAATAAAGAGTCCGCCGCAATAGAAGAGGAGACACTTTTAAAAACCAAAGAATTAAAAGAAGAGATTTCAATACAAAATCGCGTATTACTAGGCGAAGAGGTAAAGCTCGAAGACGAAAGGCTCGAACTGCAAAAAACTAGTTTACAAACGAGAATAGACCTACTAAAAGGGGATTCAATCGAGCGTTTAGAATTGCAAAAGGAGCTAAATGACTTGTTAATCGAAGAGGAAAAGAACAAGAACACAGAAGAGGACAGACTCAGAAAAAAACAAGCCGAGAAAGATGAAAAAGAAGCGGAAAGACAGCAAGAGTTAATAAACCAAATCGTCGCATCTACAATAGATGGAATAAATAAAAGGAACGAGGCAGAAAATAAGAGATTAAGCGGCCAAGTACAGAGCCAAGAGAGTTCTTTATCTATACAAGAACAAAGGGCGAAGGATGGCCTCTCTAATACTTTAGCCTTTGAGCAGCAAGAGCTAGATAAAGCGAGATTAAGACAGCAACAGGAGTTGGAAAGACAGGCAAAACAGCAAGAAATAATTGCACTCGTACAAGCATATTATAACCAATTCCAATCTTTATCTAGTAATCCAGAAACGGCAGATACGGCAGCAATTAAAGCCTTTACAAACACATTACTCGCCAAATCTATTGCAAAGGGTTTGACGGGATTCATTGAAGGAACGGAGCTAGTTGAACGAGATATGCAGGGCAGTAAATTTAGCAGCGGACAAGATGGATACTTGGCTAAATTCGACGGTAAAGAAAGGATATTGAACCCCGCCCAAAACATGGCGCTACCTAAAGGAATGACAAACAGAGAACTCGTAAAGGCGGCTCAAGACTATGCAAGCGGTAATACATGGGGATTTATGCCAACAGTATCGCAAACAACCGACTCAGGCGCCACAACAAAGGCAATAATCGCAAGTAATAACAAAGTCATTAAAGCAATAGAAAATAACGCGGCGTCGATGAGTGTAGACTCGGAGGGGTTAATGCATTTAGTCGAGAAACGAGTCAGTAGGGGCAAAAAAGAGTTGATTCATTTTATCAATAAGAAGTATAAAATGTTACCTAAATAATGAAGTTAGTTTATATCATAAATGAAGGACAAGTCGAGAAGCCGATCAATTCGGAAGCGGTCGATATTGAACTAAATTTCGATGGATCGGACCCAGATAACGCGGGAACAGTCTCTCTGTTAAATTTTGATTTTTCTATCGACGCGGCCAAAATAATAAACGAATATTTTGCGGGAGGACTAACGGGAGGCCCTGGAGTTTTTGAGGGTTTACCGTTTAAATTGAATTTGGAAGAGGGTTCAGAGTCTTTGGAATTAATAAATGGCTATATTGATCTAACTAATTCTGAGGTTAATTTTAAATGTGATCGAATCGACGCTTTTGTAAAGGAGGCGGGTTCCAAAACATGGCTCGAAGATGGCGCTGAAGACTCGTTTAATTATCAATATTTAGAAGTTGAAAAAGGTACAATAACGTCGGACGATTATATTTTTCAACCTTATGTTGTATCAACAATACCAAACAATAAGGAAATAGCTATTTTATTATTAATGACTTTTAGCGTTTCAATATCATTGAGGGATGCTATTCTAAAGGTTCAAGATGCCGTCGTCGAGTTGTTAGGTGGTCCCGCGTCCGTATTTCGTGCAATTATTAAACTCGTCTTCGTTCTTTCTTACTTAATTATATTAATAATAACGATTGTTAATCTTATTAGAGACATAATTAATCAAATTATACAGCCTGTAAAGTACCACG